AATAGAACTCTAATATGGAACCAAGTAAATACAGGTACAGCGCCTACTTGGACAGAAGTTGACACAGCTGCATAAATTTTATAAAATAAACGTTATAAGGAATTTAAAAATATGGCAAACTCAACATCAGCTAATTTAAAATTAACTGTACAAGCAACTGGAGAAAATTCAGGAACTTGGGGACAGATTACAAATACAAACTTATTAATTCTTGAACAAGCAATTGGTGGTTATGACGCATTTAACGTAACTAACGCATCTAGAGCTTTAACTTTTACAAATGGTGCTTTATCAAATGGTAAAAATGAAGTTATTAAATTAACAGGAACTCTTGAAGGTAATTTAAATGTTACTATTCCTGATTCAGTTGAAAAAACTTATCTTGTTGAAGATGCATGTGATCATGCAGGTTTTACTCTAACTTTTAAAACTACATCTGGAACAGGTGTACTTTTATGTGAAGGTCACACTTACACATTATATTCTGATGGAACTAATGTTGTAAAAGCAGGTGAACTTAGAAAATGGAGAGCAATAACAGCGGCTGAAACAGTTCAAGCTGGAGCTCAAATTTTAGCAAATACAAATGGTGGAGCATTTACAATTACTCTACCTGCTTCTCCAAGTGCAGGCGATGAAGTTTCATTTATTGACCAAGGATATGATTTTAATACAAACGCATTGACTGTTGGAAGAAACGGATCTAATATAGCAAACAGTGCATCTGACCTTACAGTTAGTACACAAGGTGCTGGTTTCAGTTTAGTTTATTCTGGAGATGCTACAACAGGTTGGACTTATAGGGAGAAATAGAATATGTCAAATTACGAAGCAACTAAATACGATTTTGATGGAGCAAACCTTACAGGTATTGAAGGTATTCCAACAGCAACTATTGTGCCATGGTCTTCTGCTTCAGTGCCATCAGGTTTCTTAGAGTGCGATGGTACAGCAGTTTCAAGAACAACTTATGCAGATTTATTTGCAATCGTAGGTACAACTTACGGAGCTGGAGATGGTTCAACAACTTTTAACGTTCCTGATTTACAAGACAACGTAGCAGTTGGAAAATCACCTGGAAAAGCTTTAGCATCAACTGGTGGAGCAAACACAACACCTGTAAGTCCTGCTGGTAATATTGCAGGTTCAACAGCTAATGCAACTTTATCAACAGGTCAACTTGCTTCTCACTCACACCCTAATGGGTACACAAGAAGCACCTCTGGTAACTCTGGAGGTCCCGGTAGTCTATATCCGAATCCTGTTAGTACAGGCGCTACAGGATCAGGTAGTGGACACGCTCACAACATGAGTGCAAATTTTTCTGGAACAGAAGTTAATCCTTCTGTACTTCAACCTTATTTAACTGTAATTTATATTATTAAGACATAGGAGAAAACATGGCAACTAATGCAGATTGGACAGTAATATTTGAAGACAAATTAATCATCAAACAAGATGGTGATGGAGCAGATGCTCTTGAAATAAATGATGATGATTTTTGGAATGATCCTAAATGGTCAAACATTTGGGCTATTCAATATAAAGATGATAATCATGACTACAATGATTCAGTAGAATATAGAGATACTACACCTCATGCTACATGGACTGCGTCTAATTTAGGTAACTTTAGAGATCAGTTCGTAAACAGATGGGACGCTGCACACTTAGCTAAACTACAAATTGAATGGGATAATGATGAGAGAGATGAGTCTGAAAAAGGTGCTAGACCAACTTCATATTCCTCTTATTAATACAAATCACTTCTAGCTAACATCCAAGACGTTACAATATATTTTTCTCCTGATAATGGAGGATTTCCTCTATGTAAATATGGAAAGTCTGCTGGCCAAATAACTATTCTACCCTTCTTTGGTTTTACCCTTTTTGAAAAATGTAGAAATTCTGTTTCACCGCCTTCTTCTACATCATTTAGATAAACACTCCAAACAAGAGCTCTATGATTGTATGTTAAACCATGAGTTTTTTCTATGTGCCACATATGATAACCTTGACCAGGCAGTGTTTTTTGAATTTTTAAAGGAGCATAAGCTAGTTTATTAACTTGAAAAGCGGCTAAAGCTCCTGTTTCTCTACAATAATGTTGTAGTGCTATATCAAAATTAGCTATCAAAATTTTAAATTCATCTATCCAAATATCCATTTCAGAATATTGTGCAAAATATTGTTTATCTTGTTTTTGATCAATACTCTTTCTTTCCATAACAATTCTATTAAAAGTCTTATTATATTTGTTACGATCCTCGTAAAATTCAATTAATCTTTCACAATCTTCAGGTCTAATAAAATTATCGTAGACTCCAATAAAATTTTTTATTTCAGATTTTTTTTCCATTTATTTTCCCTCTCTATCATACGCATATTTTTTATTCGGACCATTTTGATTTACATAATGTAAAAATACTTGAGCCATTCCTTCTCCTTTATATTTACCTGGTCTTCCATGTTTTTGCACACACCCTGAATATAATAAACCATCTCCTTCATTTAATTCAAATTCTTCTTTTTCAATTATTAAAGGCCAATTGTCATATTTTTTAATACAGGCAGTTATAGAAATTTCACAAGCGGGTCTATCTACGTGTTGTTTTAAATTTGCACCAAACACATAATATCTCCAATAAGCGTAAGTTGGAAATAATTTTAAATTAGCTTCTTTTTCTACTAAATTTATTTTGTTGTATAAAATAGAATTCATTAAAGGATCATTATACCATGCAGGTGAAAATGATTGTGGGTCGATTGTAAAATCTTTGTGTGCATCAAGTTTGTTGTCACAATATCGTTTAAATATATCTAGTTCTTTTTTATTAAAAAAGTTTTTTATAATTTTATATTTTACTGGAGCCATGCTACTATACTATATCTTGTACCTTTTGTTATTGGTTGAATACTATGAGGGTACATAAAGTTACTTGGAAAAAATACAATTGATCCTTTACCTAGTTTTAACTTCATAGTTTCTTTTTCTTTTTGATCAAAGAAAACTAAATCACCTCCTTCATAATCATCATTTAAATTTATTATAATACTTAAATGTCTAGCCACTGTGGTATAATGATCTGTATGTATTTTGTAATTTCCTCCAGAATTATATTTTAATAAATCTATTTGATTTATTTTAGTGCTATTCATTTGTGGGAATTTAGATTTATAAAGAAAGTAAAGTCTTTCAATTTCATTTTTTATGAAGTTCCAATAAAACATGTTAGAAGGGTTATCAAAATTTAAATGATATCCTTTTACATTTCTTATATCTTTTACCAAACCACCTTCTACTCTTAAATTATGTTTAGCTTTGTGATCAATAAATGGAATTAATTTGTTAATAAACTTTTCATTTACAACATTGTTTAAATGCATGACTGATTCTAAATAATTCATTTTTTCTATGGTATATATAAATAATTTATTTTACTGTTTTGTAAAGTAAGTATTGCGTCATCAAAAGATTCTACTATTGGAAAACCTTTTAAATTAAAAGATGTATTTAATAGAATTGGAGTATTAGTTTTATCATAAAATAATTTAATAAGATCATAATAATTAGGATTTTGTTCTCGTTTTAAAGTTTGAAATCTACACGTATTATCTGCGTGTACACAAGCTGGCACTTCATCAAGTGCTTTTTGTTTAGCATCAATAGCAAATGTCATGTATGGTGATTCATCTAACGTATGCATATCTAAATAATCATGTCGATGTTCATATAGTATCGTAGCAGCTGTTGGCCTCCACCATTGTCTACCTTTTATTTTATTTATTATTTCTTTTGCTTTTTTATTACGAGGATCAAATAACATAGAGCGATTACCTAATGCACGTGGTCCCCATTCAGAATGATTTTGAAATATAGCAACCACTTGTTGATCTAATATTTTTTCTATTGCTTCTTCTTTAGTTTTTAAAATTTTTTTCATATTGATATGTTGCATAAGCTGCTCCTACAGCGGTGCCCCCATCGTGAGCAATTGGATCTACAAAAAAATTTAACTCTGGAAATAGTTTAACTAATTTAAAATTATTAGCACAATTTAAATGATATCCTCCAGATAATATAATATTTTTACAGTCACTATATGTTTTTGCTTTTTTAATAAATTCAATTCTCTCTTCTAAGCTTTCTGTTTGTGCCTTATCAGCACATTCAAGAGCATGTTTATCTATATTGGTATTTTTATTTTTATATGCTGCCATACCCATAAGTTGTCCTTCAGAGTGAGCAGGAAAACCAGCTTCTCTCATATAATCATAATATTTTACACCACAACAAACAATATTACTTACTCGTACATCTGTATTTTTATTTTTCCAATGTGTTTCTGATGGAATATATTTTAATTTTTTAAAAAAATCAGTTCTTGCATTGGAGTAATGTTGATAAAAACATTTTAAACTATTATTATTTATATAATACACAGACTCCAAAGCTTCAAAACCATATTCAACATATCCATTTAAAAATTCTCCTCCACCATCACACACTAAAATGATAGCTTCATTAAAATTACTAAAATAAAATCCACACAAAGCATGTAAAAGATGATGTTCACCAAAATAAAATTTAAATTTTTTGAATTTTATTTGTTTTAAAATATTTTCAATCATATGTTTTTCTATGAGCGCATCTCCACGTCTGTCATTAGAAACAAAAGATACTTCATCAAATAAAATATTATTAAATTTTTTTAGAGCTAAATATTGATAATCTTCTTTATCAAAAGGGTGATATGGATGAAAATGTTTTATCTTATTAAACCTATCTTCTTCGTAATATTCTTTTAAAACACCATCTTTTAGATAAGCAAAAGAACAATTGTGTGAAAGATTTACACCTAATATCTTACTCATTTTTCAACTTTCATTATGTATGAAACTATTATATAACTCACTATATGCTACAAAAACTAAATTTCAAGCCTGGTTTTAACAAAATGACTACAGATTCCGGAGCCGAGTCTCAATGGGTTGATGGTGATTTTGTTAGATTTAGATATGGATTACCAGAAAAAATAGGTGGTTGGAATCAATTGACTATACAATATAAAACATTACCTGGTGTGGCACGTGCACAGCATGCATGGACATCACTACAAGGTGAAAAGTATACCGCTATTGGTACCTCACAAGGTTTATTTTTATACTATGGTGAAGATTTTTATGATATTACTCCTTTAGATACAGCAATCACTGGAGCTGACTTTGATGCTTCAACCGGTTCACCGACAGTTACAGTTAACAAAACTTCACATGGTTTATCTGATGGACGATATATAACATTTTCTAGTGTTACAGTTCCGACCGGATCAGGATATGCTACATCTGATTTTGAAGACAATACTTTTGAAGTATTAAATTCAACAGATAATACTTTTGAAATTACTATGCCATCTAATTCAGCAGCTACAACTTCTGGAACTGGGTCTGCAGAAATTGATCCTTATGTAATCGTTGGTCCTACATTTCAAACTGCAGGTTATGGTTGGGGAACAGATACATATAGTGCATCAACCTGGGGCACGGAGCGTGCAACCAGTGACGTAGTTCTGGATCCAGGCTTCTGGAGTTTAGATAATTTTGGTCAAATATTAATTGCAACAATTCACAATGGTAAAACATTTACTTGGAATGCGGGAGCGTCTTCTCCTCGAGGAAATAGAGCAACAGTTATGAGCGGTGCACCTACTGCATCAAGATTAACACAAGTATCAGATAGAGATAGACATGTATTTCATTTTGGAACAGAAACAACAATTGGTGATACATCAACACAAGATCCAATGTTTATAAGATTTTCAAACCAAGAAGACTTTAATACTTATGCTCCAACAGCAACCAATACAGCAGGAACATTTAGAGTAGATAAAGGTAATGAAATTGTAGGAGCAGTATCAGGTAAAGATTATACATTAGTATTAACCGATAGTTCTGCTTATGTAATTCAATTCGTTGGTCCACCATTTACATTTAGTGTTAAACAAGTTGGTACAAACTGTGGTTTAATTGGTCAACATGCACTTACTTATTCTAATGGTGTTGTCTTTTGGATGTCAGGTGAAGGTGGATTTTTTATGTACGATGGTACTGTTAAATCAATACCGTGTTTAGTTGAAGACTTTGTATTTACAACTACAGGAGATAATCTAGGTTTAAATTATGATGCAGGTCAAATTGTTTATGCAGAACATAATACCTTATATAATGAAGTAAATTGGTTTTATGCAAAAGATGGTTCTGATCAAATTGATAGATGTGTGACTTATAACTACGGAGAAAACTGTTGGACAACTTCATCTTTAGCTAGAACATCTTACACGGACACAGGTGTATTTGATTTACCTTATGCAACCGAATATAATTCAACAGCTGTACCTAATTTTCCAATACAAGGTATTACTGCAAAATATGGAGCATCAACTTACTATGCTCATGAAACCGGAACCGATCAAGTCGATTCATCGGGCACAACTTCTATTGATGCATTTATACAATCAGGTGATTTTGATATATCTGCAAGACGTAGCGCGTTAGGTGGTACAACAGGACTTGCTGATCTTAGAGGCGATGGTGAGTTTATAATGTCTATGAAACGATTTATACCTGACTTTAAAGTATTAACAGGTAATTCAAAAGTAACATTATTATTAAACAACTATCCAAGTGACACCGCATCTAGTTCACCTCTTGGACCATTTACAATTACCAATTCTACTGATAAAGTAGACACTAGAGCTAGAGGAAGATTACTTGCAATTAAAATAGAAAATGATGCTATAGGTGAGACTTGGCGTTATGGAACATTAAGAGTAGATATTAAACCAGATGGAAGAAGATAATGGCTAGAATAACTTCATACATACCAGAACCAAAAGAAGAATACGATGTTGAAAACCAAAGACAAATTCTAAGAGCGGTTGATACAATTAAAACTGAATTAAATTTTTCATATCAAGATGATTTAAGAAAAGAATTAGAAAGATTTACTTGGTTTAGTATGAGGTTTGGTTGCTAATGTCTGGATGTAATAATGTAAATCCAATAACAGGTGGTAGCACTGTTGATGATATTCCTTTTTACCTAGCCGTACAGCAAGGAAAAGTTCCTGGTTATACAATGGTTAATAAGTTTGGATATAATCCTAGTATTGGTTCATTAGCTTTTGAAACTATCTGGGAAACAGGAAATAACTATCCTTGGCAATCTTCAGCTGTTACTG